GTGAATCTAATCGATTTCAAGCGTCACCGGTTCCCTCCAGCGGTGATCCTGCGGGCGGTACGCTGGTATTTCCGGTTCACGCTGAGCATCCGCGACGTCGAGGAGTTGATGGCGGAGCGCGGGATCGAGGCCAGCCGCGAAACGGTGCGCTGCTGGGTAATCAACCACGGACCGATCTACAACGCCTTCAACCTTCAACCTCACCTGATCTCCCGGCCCGGCCTCCGCGTCCTGCGGAGTCATGCCGAGGCCGCTTGGGCAGCCGCGACCCAGACGGCCTGAAAGCGGAGGCGGAAAGCAGTCTGCGGCCAAACCGGGTTAAGTTGTCACTTCCTGGCCGATGCGCTGGAGACGATCCGGCGCTGCGAGGCGCGGGATGCGGCGGCGGTGCGACAGATCGAGCGGCCGTGGTGGCGCGGCTGCGGCTGGGCTAGACCGATCAACTTTCAACGGTTCACGACGTGGAGGGCTTGCCAGTCTGAAGAAGCTGTAACGCAATCCTGACGGGAGCATTCTTCCCAAGGAGGACGAAGATGAATTTCAAACTCTTTCTTGCGACAGCGACGTCGGTGGTGGTTGCCGCAGCGGGACTCGGGGCCGCTACGGCGGCGAATTCAAAGGTCGCCGCAGCGCTCAGCGATTCCCCGCCTGAGTACTATCAATGCATGGATGGATGCACGATTGGATGGCTTAACAAGGACAAGCAGTGCGGTCGGATCGGTCAGCGGTACAGCGTTTCCAGCTACGAATATGAAATCTGCACCTGGGAGCGAGAAGACGAATTCGCTTCGTGTGCGCGTAACTGCGATCTCACCTATCCTCCTCGGGATTAGCACGCTTCGGAATCGCCTTGGGCCGCTCCGGGAGACCGGGGCGGCCTTTTGCCGTTAAGGACGATCTCAGGTTGCTACCAGGAAGTATTTGTGACGCAATCCACACGGGAGATTGGCTCCCTTGGAGGATAGGAAATGCGCACTTTACTTCTTGCCGGTCTCGTTGCCGTCTCTGCTGCTGTCGTCACTGTTCCCGCCGCACCGGCGAAGGCAGGAGGCCTCAACTGCTGGTACGAGTTCATCTATGCTGAGGGGACTGATGTGATTATCGACGTCATCGCCCACTGCGAAGTCCAGCAGGAAGAAGTGGAACCGTGATGCAGTGGATGCCCGCCCTCCGAAGAGAGCGGGCATCTGTCGTATCAAGAGCGAGGTTGCAGCCAGTTGCCTCGCTAGAGAGGCACACCTAAGCGAGTGCAACACGCTCTTTTGAGTTGCTTGGACGCCCCGCTCATTCACTAGTGAAAGCGCGGAATGGCTCCGTGGAGGGTTACAAATGGTTCGCAATGTCGCACTGCTATGCGCTGCCGCGCTGCTTGCAGCATCAACTATCTCAGCCAGCACTGATGCTGAAGCGCGCGGACGAACAGGAATATACTATACCTACTTCTTCTACTCCGATGCCGACCACACAAGCGGCGTCATAGGTTACTACAATGAGATATGTGACGGAACTTCGATCCACACCCCTCAATACACTGGCCCTACCTCTCCATACTATACGAGAGAGGCGATTGGCACTTGCCCAGGCCAGGGTGATTGGTAGTTAGCGGTTTCCACAATCAGGCCCGCTATCCTTTCGGTTAGCGGGCCTTTCGTCATTTCAGGCCGTGACCAGATCGCGATACGGCTCTCCGCGCTGGCCCGCCTCAGCTCGCGTCAGCACCTTGGCCTCATTGCTCGCGCCGACCGCGACCTTGATGTCCCGGATGCGGATTCCGTCGACGATGGTCGTGGGCTTCGCGGCCTCGGCATGAAGGCTCTCAATCCAAGCATCTGGGATTGCAGCAGGCGCGTCAATGACGATACCAGATTGCATTGAATACAATCTTGTGACGCACTGCGCGGCGGAAGATCACCTTCCTGGAGAAGCGAAATGATTGCCAAGACACTTCGTTCGACCATAGCGGTCGCTACCTTCGGCGCCGCAGCCCTAGTCACAACCGGCGCGCAAGCTGCGCCTGGCAACTACTGCCCATACGTTGATGGAACAGTGTACTGCGCTAATGAAGAGTTCATTTACGAGAATGATCCACGGCTCGGCGCTTGCCTGCATCGCTGGGAGATTGGCGTGATGGCGTGTCCGCCTGAAGTCGAATAACCTGCCACTTGCTGCTACAGACGCCCTCAGTTCACGCTGGGGGCGTTTTGCTTTCGCCGTCCGGATCAGCGAGCCTCGCTCCTTAGCCTGCCCGTAGTAACCTCAGATCGAGAACCTGACCTGTAGAGCCGCTCCTTTCGATCCGCAGCGCTTGCAGACAGATGGTGCGCGACGAGGAGTTGCGAAATATACATGTCTAGATTGTACATGACTTCGACAGCATCATAGCCGTCCGCCCGCATTGGCAGAACACGTCCGATACAGACCGTCGCCATCGGCGTAGAGGGCCGGGCTCTTTGAGCGCGAGCGCGCCCTTGCTGGTCAATCTGCTTGTCGTGCGCGCCAATCCGGCTTCCGTGAACGAAAGGAGAACGCAGAGCAACGACAAGATCGGTCGCCACCCTAAGCCCGCCCCAAGTCCCGCCCTTATATCGGGCGCTGGCTTGGCGCGGACTGATGTCGACTACGACGGACTAATGGTCCTGATTTCTAGGGCCTGATGGGATTGTCTGTGGATTGCTATGGACCCCTGCGGACGGGGTGCTGGCGGAGACGGTGCCACACAACCCAGCAAATCCGGGCTTTTGGTCATCGGGACCGTGCCAAGCTGGCACGATTACCCGCGACTTCACCTAATGTTGCGTTGACGCACTATGCGGCATCGCGTTCTTGCTTACCTTTCACGAGTCCCTTGAGGTCGTCGGCGATAATATGGCCGTAGCGGTCAGCGGTGATCTTCACGCTGCTATGCCCGGCGAAGCGGCTGACCAGAGTCAGGCTCTCCTTGTTCCGAAGCATGTCCGTGATCGTCGTGTGGCGCAAGGTATGGAACTTCACATCGTCGATGTTCTGCCCGGCCTTCCTCACGCCCTCGCGGACCCGACGCCACTTCCAGTCCATGGTCGAAGTGTGCCACGGGAACAGCCGACCATCTGGCGACAGCATCCGCAGGAACGGAAGCATATCGACGATGGACTGTGACGCCGGGAGCGTCTTGGCCTTGCCGTTCTTAAGCCGCTCGATCTTGTCGAGGCCGGTGCGCGCCAGTTCCGCCGGGGTGGCGTCACGAAAACGGGGCCACGAAATGATCGTGTCGCCGTCTGCATCGACCGTGATCCATTCGTCGCGAAGCATGAGGGCTTCGCCTTTGCGGCAAGCGGTGTCCAACAGGAATCGCACGAAGCAGCCGAACCGTTTCCAATCGTGGGCCGGGTTCTCGATCTCATAGTCCCCGATCACCTTAAAGATGGCGGCGACCTCGGCCTTGGCCAGCGTCCGTTCTTGGATGTTGTTGACCTTGATCGTCGGGAACGGGGGTTTTGCGAACAGGATCGGTTTCTTGTCCGGTCCCTGCATCTTCGTCGCCTTGTCGAGGGCGCCCGACAGGACTTCCAGCTTGCGTTTCACCGTCGCCGGTGCCGCCCGTCCCCCTTTGCGTCCGCCCCGAAGGGCCAGTGTCTCGGCGATTTCTTCAAGCCGGAAGGCATGAAGGTCAGACAGCAGGTCTTCGCCGCAAATCTCACGCAGGATTTTGACGGTCGATTTGAGGGTCGCTTGCGAGCGATGGGTTTTCCAGACGGTCTTCTCGCAGTGGTCGAAGAGGTCGTTGATGGTCATGCCCTTGGGCTTACCCTCTTCGTCCTTCTTCACGGCGGGCTTGGCCATCTGCTGGGCCGTGATGCCGAGCGCGATTTGCGGCGCCATCATGATCGCCACGCGCTTATCGCGGCTCTTTGTCGAGACGCGGTGACGCTGCCCGTCCTCGCCCCTGAACTCCACAATGTAGATGCCGTTAGGACGTTGCTTCACGTCCCATGCAGTGTCTATGTTAGCCTGAAACGCCATGATCTCCGTCCTTGGTGGCAGTTGCTATGGTGCGACGGAGTTGGTTTGCGATGGCTTCTCCCTTTTGAGTGAGGCGCACGATCTTGCGCCGTTGGTCATCTTCGTCGGTTTCGAGTTTGATCCAGCCCAGCCCATCCGGGTCGCGCTTGGTCGGCTCCATAAGCAGTTGATATGATCGGCCGATGGACTGGCCGAAGATCGGCTCGCCGGTCTTGTCTGCGCCCGCGATCTCCTTGAGGTCGCTGACGATAATCGACTTGCCGAGGCTGTTGGCCTCAACGATCAGCGCGAAGGCATAGACCTGACGCAGCGAAGTCCGTGCCGGGATTTCAAAAGCGATGGTCTGGAGAGCCTTGGCGAATGCCATGAACTGCCCAGCCCCCTCCTTGAGGCGGCTTGGCGTGGTCAGGTCTACGCCCTCGACGACAGAGCCTTGAAGTTCTTCGGGGGATTTGCGGCGACGGGCCATCGGCGGGCTTCCTTTAACGGGTTTGCCAAACGATTGCCTTGAGTCACCCATCTCCTCAACGGAAAAGAGCGAAAGGATAGCGGCCTCCTGTGTGTGAGCTACGGGAAAGCCTGTGTGCCACGACCCATTATATGTTGTCAACGCAAAGGGTGGCACTCGATGTTGCTTGGAGTTCTGCCCGACGTTTAGGCCCGCGCCCCGCCAGCTAAATATGGGGTGCGAGAAACCTTCAAAGACAAACTGGCGCGACAGATCGCGCTTGAGGACGAGAGCCGTGCGCTCGGCGCCAGCCGATACCGTGCGCGCCGCCCGCTGCCGTGGCGACATGAACCTTCCAGCACGGACGAGGAAGGCGACCTGCCGCCCGGCCGACAGCTTTTGCGTCTGGCGATCCAACCCACGGCCGAGGCCATCCGGTCGTTCTGCGATGTCGTGAATCACGGCGGCGGAACCCGCATCCCAGAGGCCGCCCTGATCCTGTCCAGTGTCGGCGCCGAAGAGGCCGCCTATCTGACCGGCCGCGTGATCCTGTCTGCCGCCGCCGAGGGCAAGAAGCTGACGGCGACGGCCATCGCCGTCGCCGACGCCATCATTGAACATCAGCAGATGGAGAACCTTCGCCGCGCCCGCGCCGATGTGTTCAAGGGCGTCCTCCGCGTTCAGGCCCATGGCGTCCGCTCGCTCAAGATGAAGCGGAAGATTCAGAACATCATGAGCGACCACGGTTTCGACCAGCCCTTCCCGCTGGCGATGCGGATTCGCACGGGCGTCAAAGCCATCGAACTGTTCTGCGACGCGACCGGCCTGTTCGCCATCGAGAGCCAAGGCCAGCGCACAAAATACGTTCGGCCGACCGAGGCCGTTCACAAGTGGCTGGAGCAACAACACGCCCGCTGCGAACTGCTTGAGCCGATCAGCCTTCCGATGATCGTGCGCCCCCGCCGTTGGTCGTCGCCGTTCAAGGGTGGCTACATCACGAAGCAGCCGGGCAACCGTCTCGTGAAGCAGGCCAACGCCGCCTACCACGATCAGCTTCGCGACCAGATGATGCCCGGCGTCTATGACGCCGTGAACGCGGTTCAGGAGACCGCTTGGAAAATCAACAGTCCCATCCTCGCGATCATGCGCGAAATCTGGGACGGCGGCGGCGAACTCGGCGACCTCCCGGCTCGCAACCCAATGCCGATCCCGCCGCGCCCGGCCGACTACGCCGAGAACGACGAGACCGCCAACCGCTGGAAGCGCGAGGCGTCGGACATCCATGACTTGAACGCCAAGAATGTCAGTAAGCGTCTGGCCCTGTCGCAGCGTCTGTGGGTGGCGACGAAGTTCGCCGACGAAGAGGCGATCTACTTCCCGCACAGCCTCGACTTCCGAGGGCGCGTCTATCCGTTGGCGACCGGCGGACCTCACCCGCAGGGGGATGATGTCGCCAAGGCTCTGCTGACCTTCGCCGATGGTCAGCCGATCACCGACGACGGCGCCCGCTGGCTGGCGATCCACCTCGCGGGCCTGTTCGGCATCGACAAGGTGTCATTCGACGAGCGTGTGCAGTGGGTGTGGGACAATCAGACCGCCATCCTCGACAGCGCGGCCGATCCTCTTGACGGTCAACGGTTCTGGGCGACGGCGGACAGCCCGTTCATGGCCTTGGCCGCGTGTCTGGAATGGGCGGGCTACATCCGCGAGGGCGCCGACTTCATCAGTCACCTTCCGGTCAGCCTTGATGGCAGCAACAGCGGCTTGCAGCACTTCTCGGCCATGCTCCGAGACCCCATCGGAGCCAAGGCCGTCAACCTCGAACCGGGCGACCGGCCGCAGGACATCTACAGCGATGTCGCCGCCGCCGTTCAGGCCCGCGTGAACGAGAGCTACAACCCTGCCGCGACTGCATGGAAGGGCAACAAGGTCACGCGCAAGATCACCAAACGCCCGGTCATGACCTTCACCTACTCGGCCACGAAATACGGCTACTGCGATCAAATCCTCCAGACGCTTCGCGAGATCGACGGCGCCGGTCAGCCCTACCTCGACGCCGACAACTATGTGGCGGCTCGCTACATGGCGGCTGAAATCTGGGACGGCGTTCAGGGCACTGTTGTCGCCGCAGCCGAAGCCATGGCGTGGCTGCGAACGGTCGCGTCGATCATGACCAAGGCCGGTGTGCCGCTCCGATGGACGGCGCCCACGGGTCTGCCTGTGCTTCAGACCTACAAGAGCCGCAAGGCCGACCTGATCCGCGTCGTCTACAAGGGCCAGCGCATCCGGCTACAGGTCAGGAACGAACTGTCGAAACTCGACAGCAAGCGGCAGGCTAACGGCATCAGTCCGAACCTGATCCACAGCATGGACGCCTCTCACCTCATGGGCGTGGCGAACCGTTGCTACGACCACGACATCCGCTCTCTGGCCGTGGTCCATGACAGCTTCGGCGTCCATGCCGCCCGCGTATCGGACCTCCAAAACATCCTCCGCGACACCTTCGCCGATCTCTACGAGACGAACTGGCTTGAGGTGTTCCGACAGGAATTCATCGCGCAGCTTCCGCCGGAGTGGGCCGACAAAATCCCGCCGGTCCCGCCCCTTGGCGCCTTCGACATCGAGCAGGTTCGACGCAGCCCCTACCTGTTCGCGTGATCCATGGGCCAGCTATTGAACACTCGAACCAATCCCATGAACCCATTGCCCTCAATCGGTGATCGCGTCCGCACGGATTCGACGGTCGCCCTCCTACGCGAGCCAGCCTTCGCACTGCTGTCTCGCATCCAAGACGCAAACCCGTCCGATCAGGTCCGCGCCCTGTTTCTGGTTGCAGCCGTGATCTCCGACGCCATCGGCATCGACGGCCACGACGCACTGAACAGCGCGAAGCGAATGCTCTCGACGGCGGAAGGTCCGCACACCGTCCACGTCCAAGCGATCCGCGATTATGCTGACGGCGAGTTGCGCCGCATTGAGTGAAGCCTGACGTAGATGTCTTCGTCGCGCTGGCCGGTCTGATGCAGTCGGACGCCGCGCACTTCCTCATGCCGACCGATTTGGCAGACGAGGCGTCCGCTTGGCTCCTGTCGCAAAGCATCCAGCACGAGTGGAATGATCTCTACATCATGGGGCGCGAACCTACGGGCGGAACCCTGATCTCGATTCCCGATGACCTCGGCGCCCTCGCATTCAGAATGTGGGGGTCCGATGAAGTTGTCGGGCCTGTTTCTTTCTGCTCGCCACCTTCGCCTTGTTCCGACACGTCTCGCTGCACCAGCGACGTTTCATGCCCCGAACATAGGGCCGCTCAAAAGACCCGCCGCACTGGCCGCAGGTGAGCGTTTCCGTGGTCCCGTTCTCAATCGGTCTCCCAAGCTTCCGTCGATAGGATGCTTTCGTAGCGCAGCTATTGTTGCAATAGCGCGAGTTCGACCGGGGGCTTTGATAGCCACATCCGCACGTCGCACACACCCGGTTTTCTCCGAAGAACGCGCGCGGTTTGGAAGGCTCCACCGCATCACTCGGCCCGAGCAGTTCTTCCATCAATGAGGCCCAACGGCCCTCAACTTTGAGCATCCCATATTTAACCCGGATGCCCCTCCCATTTCCATTTTCACGAGGGCTTCTCGCCATGAGCAGACACCAGCCCGCCGCTCACGGCGTCCGCGACACCTTCCCGACCAACATCCCCGACCTCATCAAGTGGCTCGACACGTTTTGTCCAGAGCCTATGCCGCGCCCCGGCCAGACGATTGAGGAAGTGATGTTCGCGGCCGGTCGCCGCGATCTCGCGCGCCAACTTCAACGCCAGTTCGAACGATCTCTTGAGCGGCCGAACGCCCTCTAACGGAGACCGCTCATGTGTTCCCTTTTCAAGAAACCGAAGGTGGTTTCTGCGCCGGTCGCGGCTGACGCCCCGATCCTTCGCAACCCCTATCTCGACGGCCTCGACGCCGTTGTCCGCGCCCGTCAGGGCGGTGTTCGCTCCCTGACGATCCGCAAGGCCACGGGCACACCGACCGTCCCCGGCGCCACGACTACATCGCCCAGCCCGACGCTCCCGGCAACGCCGAACGTCGCCACCGGAAACACTCTCTCCGACCTCGCGCGCCCGTCGCTGGCGATCACGAGCAGAACCCTCTCTTCGAAAGTCTAACCCTACCGCATGAAGACCGCAGCAGCGCGTTTCAGCGCGCTGTCGGTCGCCCGCAACTCCGTTCTGGAGAAGGCGCGTGAGGCATCGCGGCTGACCATTCCCGGCCTGATTCCAGAGATCGGCCAGAATGAACACTACAGCCCGACCCAACCCTATCAGTCGGCGGGCGCACACGGCCTCCGCAGCCTGTCGGCGCGGTTGCTCTCGACCCTGTTTCCGACCTCGGTTCAGTTCTTCCGACTGGAACTCGACGCCTTCGCGGCGGCGCAGCTTCAGGCCGACAAGAACGACGTAGACACCCGCCTGTCGCAGGTAGCAGAGACGACCGCCGCGATGATGGACGACCTCAAGGTTCGTCCCGCGCTGGCAGAGGTCATCAAGCAACTGATCGCAGCGGGCAACGTCGTCGCCTACCTGCCGCAGGACCGCGCCCCTCGCGTGTATCGCATCGACCAGTTCGTGTTGAAGCGGGACAACTACGGCCAGTTCACCGACATCATCATCCAAGAGAAGGTCTGGCCTTCGACGCTCCCCGAGGCCGTTCGCACCGCCCTTGGCGTCAAGCTCGACCCGAACACGGACGAGAAGCAGATCGACGTTTACACCGTTGTCGAACAACGGGACGGCAAGGTCACGCACTGGCAGGAGATCGAGGGCAAGGAAGTCCCCGGCTCCAAGTCCGACCCCATCCCGACCGATCAGGCTGGATGGCTCGCCCCGCGTTGGACCGTCGTTCCCGGTAGCGACTATGGCCGCAGCCACGTCACCGAATATCTCGGCGACCTCCTGTCGATGGACGACAACTACAAGGCCATCACGCAGTTCGCGGCCATCGCCTCTCGCGTCGTTACGGTCGTCAATCCGAACTCGTCGCTCGATGTCGCGGAACTCGCGGCGGCCGAATCCGGCGACTACATCTATGGCGAACCCGATACCATCCAGACGCTCGGTCTGAACAAGTCGCAGGACTTTGCCGTCATCAAGGACGTGACCGCGACCATTGAGGCGCGGGTCAAAGAAGCGTTCCTCGTCGCCAACTATCGCGACGCAGAGCGTGTCACGGCCGAGGAAATCCGCAGCCAATCCGAAGAACTGGAAAACGGTTTGGGCGGCACCTTCTCGGTGCTGGCTTCCGAACTCCAACAGCCGATTGCAGCGCGTTATCTCTATGTCGCGGCACAGCGCAAACTCATCCCCGCCATCCCCGAGGGCATCCGTCCGAAGATCGTGACGGGTCTGGCCGCGCTTGGTCGGGCCGCAGAGGTGAACCGCCTCCGCACGTTCGCCGCCGACGCCATCCAAATCCTGACGCCGCAAGTCTTCGCCAGCCTCGTGAACGCCCCCGCGTTCTTGAGCCGCCTTGGCAATGAACACGGCGTCTCAAGCCTCGAAACCCTCCTGAAGACGGAGGACCAAATGGCCCAAGAGCAGCAGCAAGCCATGGCGCAACAGGCCATGCAAGCCGCGACCCCGGCCATCGCGGAAGCCGCCATCGGCGCGGCGACCCAAGACCCTAACCAAGGAACTTAATGAGCCTCGAAAGCCCGGTCACAGAGACCACCTCGCCCGCACCTGACTATTCCCAGCTTCCGGCGTCGGCCTTTCCAGAGGGCGCAGACCCCTCGACCTACAAAGACTCCCTGTCGGCGCCGGAAACCCCGGCCAAGCCGGAGCGTCCCGCCCACATCTCGGAGAAATTCTGGGATGCGGAAGCGGGCACGATCCGCGTCGATGACATGGCGAAATCGTATGCGGAACTGGAAGCCAAGCTTCGGTCTCCCAAGTCCGAGGACAAGCCCGCAGACCAAGCGGACAAGCCGAACGATCTGACTATCGAACCCGCCAAGCCGGAGGCTCCGGCCGAGGCCGAGGCGAACCCGATCACGACCGCTTTCGAGTCCTTCGCCAAGCACTACGAAGACACCAAGGGCCAGCCCGCCGAGGATCAGATCGCAGAGATTGTGAAGCTGGGCGTCCCGCAGAACATCGTAGAGAACTACCTTGCTGGCCTGTCGGCCCTGTCTCAACTCGCATTCCAACAGGCCCATGCGACAGCGGGCGGCCAAGACATCTTCGACGCGGCATCGGATTGGGCTTCCAAGTCCCTGACCGCCGCCGAGATCGACAGCTACAATACCCTCGTCACGAACTCGAACACCGCCAAACAAGGCGTCGAATGGCTCGTGGCGAAATACAAGGCGGCGCATCCGTCCGAAGGCTCGTTCGTCGAGTCCACGCCGGGCACCGCAGTCGGCGACGTGTTCCGATCCAAGTCGGAAATGGTCGCCGCCATGAAGACCGACCGATACCAGACTGACCGAGCCTATGTGGCCGAGGTCGCTGAAAAGGTCGCCCGCTCGCAAGCAGCCGGAACGCTGCTCTAAAAGCTCCCTTAAGACCACGCCCGCTTGCCTCCATAGAGGCTCGCCAGCGGGGCCGCACAGTTCCCAGCGCAAACCGGGAACTGACCGTCCACGGACGGGCGGCCGGTGAAAGCCCGGCCTAACCCTTTCTCCCAAATCAAAGCGGAAACATCCGGCTGCGAAGAGGCCGGTTTCGACCGCACAACCTCATGCGCCAGCGGACTCCGATTGATCGACGGGAGCCACAAACTCTCTCTCAATCAAGGAGCCTAATGGCTAACTCCACCCCCTCGAATCCCGGCTACAAAGCCGGTGATACTGCTGGCACCAACAACCTGCTGCTCGACATCTTCGGCGGCGAGGTTCAGGCGGCCTACGAACGCATGACCATCATGCGCGACAAGCATCGCGTCTTCGCGCTGACCAACGGCAAGTCGCTGCGCTTCCCCCGCGTCGGCCGCGCAACCGCGTCCTACCACACGCCCGGCACTGAAATCGTCGGCAAGCAAATCGGCCACGACGAGATCATCCTGACCTCGGACGACAAGCTGATCTCCGACGTGTTCGTCGCCGACATCCACGAAATCCTGAACCACTTCGACATTCGCTCGGAATACGTTCGCCAACTGGCTGAAGCTCTGGCCGTCCAGTTCGACCAGAACGCCATGCGCGCTGTCGTCAAAGCGGCTCGCGCCACCGATCTGCTCGGCACCTCGGGCGGCGGCGCACCGACCCCGGTCGTGGACTCCGCTATGGCAACCGACGCCACGAAGCTGTTCGACGCCTTCTCCAAGGCCAAGGAAGCCCTCGACGGCAAGAACGTCCGCGTCGATATGGTCGATGTGTATGGCCTCGTGAAGAACCTTCAATGGTATGCGATGGCGCGCTCGGACAAGAACCTGAACCGCGACTACAACGGCGGCGACGCTTCGCTCCGCAAGCACACTCTCGAAACCATCGACGGCATCAAGATCGTCAAGTCCAACATCGCGCCGTTCGGCAACGATGACTCGGCCAACCTCGACATCCCGGCTCGCTATCGTCTGAAGATGGGCACGACTGTCGGCGCCGTCTGGACCAAGGACGCCATCGGCACCGCCGAAGTTCAGGGCCTGTCGGTTCAGACCGAAGACCAGATCAGCAAGCAAGGCACTCTCATCCTCGCCCGTCAGATGACCGGCACCGATGTCTTCCGTGCCTCGGATGCGGTCGAACTCCGCACCGGCGCCATCCCGGCCTAACGACCGGCAACCGCCACACCAGAAGGGCGCGCTCTCTCACGAGGGCGCGTCCTTTTTTTCACCTCGTTCCGAAGGAGATCGCGCCCATGCTGGCTGCGCCCATGACGGAACTTGAGGCCGTCAACGACATGCTGATCGGCATCGGCCAGCTTCCCGTCAACGCCATCATTCCCGAGATCGTGGACCAGTCCATCGCGCTCGGCGAACTGAACAAGGTCGTTCGCGAAGTCTGCCTCTACGGCTTCAAGTTCAACACCGATGAGGACTTCGTTCTCTCCCCCGACATCGACGGCTTTATCGCCGTCCCCACCGGCGCCCTCGACATCGACCCGATGGATAAGGCGCAGGACATCATTGTTCGAAAGCATCCATCGAAAGGCTTCGGCCTCTGGGACGCCGCGAACCTGACGTGGGTGATGGCCCTGCCGGTCAAGGTCCGCGTCAAGTGGTCGTTCACGTTCGACGCCCTGCCGGAGGCCGCCCGTGGCTACGCCGTCATCGCCGCCGGTCGCAAGTTCACCGCTCGGGTTGTGGGCGACCCAGCCGCCGACCGCTTCGGCGAAGAGGATCAGCGACGCGCTTGGCTGACGCTGCAACGCCAGCAGTCCGCCTCGGCCGACATCAACATCTTCCGCGCCAACAAGGCTCTTTCTGCATCTCTGAACCGGCGCGGCCGGGCTTGGAGGTCCGATAAGTGAGCCTCGTGACCCGCTCGCTGCCGTCCCTTCACGGGGGCGTTTCGCAGCAATCACCGCTGGTCCGCTCGCCCGATCAACTCGAAAGCCTGACCAACGGCTGGCCGTCCATCGCGACGGGCCTGACCAAACGCGCACCTTCCGAGGTCGTCGCTCGGCTTATGCCGACCGCGCCGGAAAACGCACACGTCCACACCATCAACCGCGACACCACAGAGCAGTATGTGGTGATCGTCGCAGACGGCCAGATCAAGGTGTTCGACACCCTCACCGGCCAAGAGAAGCCCGTCACCGCCCCCGGCGGCTGGGCCTACCTCTCGACCGTCGAGGACTACGGCACGGACATCTCGGCGTTCAGCGTCGCGGACTACACCTTCATCACCAATCGTCGGATGAAGTGCGCCATGGGCGCGCTGGGCGCCGACACCCAATCTGATCCCGCCGAGCAAATCTGGCTTAACCGCCGGATTGGCACCGATGCGAACGGCGATCCCTACGCGCCGGGCAGCACCTACACCTATCCGCCGAACCCGACCGCTGGAGTCATCACCGGCACGGTGCAGCGTTTCGACAAACTGCCGCCCGTCAATCAGGGCGACACTCCCCCGCCCGAAGGCGCGATCTACCGCGTCCAAGGCGACGAGACGGGAGGCTTCATGTCCTACTACGTCGTCCGTCGCGGCGGCGTCTGGGAGGAATGCCTCAAACCCGGACTGGTCAACGCCATCGACTACAAGACCATGCCCCACGCCCTCGTTCGCGAGGCCGATGGAAGCTTCGTCTTCGCTCCGTTCTCGTGGGCGCCCCGCCGCGTCGGCGACACGGACATCAACCCGAACCCCGGCTTCATCGGCCGCCCGATCCGCAAGGTGTTCTTCTATCAGAACCGCTTGGCCTTCCTCTACGACGAGAACTGCATCCTCTCGTGCGTCGGCGACTTCGGAAACTTCTGGCGTATGTCGCAAACCGACTATCTGGAAAGCGACGTGCTGGACGCCGGGGCGACCTCGACCAAGGTCTCGCCTCTGCTGGATGCGACCACCCACAATGACGGCATCCTGCTCACGTCCGACCAAACACAGTTCAGCCTCTCGCACGGCGAACTCGGTTTGAACGCCTCGTCGCTCGCGATCCGGCCGACGACGAACTACACCGTCAACACCGTCGCTGGCCTCGCCTCGCTCGGCTCCGAAATCTACTTCGCTGTCGAGAACAGCGGCTTCGCCAAGGTCATGGAATACACCCGGCTCGCCGGGGCTGACACGACCACGGCTTCGGACGTGACGGCGCACTGCGACCGCTACATCCCGGCGGGCGTCCACGCACTGATCCCGGCCGATGACCTGTCGGCTCTGTTCGTCCTGACGAACGGCGCCCCGAGCAAGGTCTACTGCTACAACTTCTATTGGGCCTCGTCCGACGAGAAGCTTCAGTCCGCGTGGCACGAATGGGACTTCGGACCCGGCGCCCGGATCGTCTCTGGCGCCTACCTCAAGGGGACGCTCTACCTCACGGTTCAGCGAAACGATGGCCTGTGGTTGGAGAGGGTCAACCTGACCGCTGGCTCCCGCCCGGTTCAGACGACCCATCAAATCCATCTGGATCGTCGGGCGACCGTGACCGGAACCTATCAGGCCACGCCGAACACAACGCAGTTCATCTTGCCCTACAAGCCGGTGAAAGCCCGGTTCCAGATGGTTCGAGGCAACGCCTTCGCGGGCCGCCCCGAAACGCTGATTGACCCCTCGACCTACATATGGATCACGGACAACATCGTCGAGGTTCCGGCCAGCGAGATCGCCGGACCTGTCGTCGTCGGGGAAGGCTACGAGTTCGCGTTCGAGTTCTCGACCCAATATATGCGGACCCAGCGCGGAGAGGCCATCACGACCGGCCGCACCACGCTTCGCACCTTCACCCTGAACTTCGTGGACACCGCCTATTTCAAGACATCGGTCGCGCCCTACGGCGTCAATCCGAATGTCGAGGAAATCCTGCCGTCCAAACTCTCGCAGTTCACCGGCAAGACCTTGGGCGCCGCCAGCTTCCGTCTGAACACGCCAGCCTGTGCGACCGGCTCACACCGCTTTCAGGTCTACGGCCAGAACACGGCGACCCGCATCCGCATCGTGAACGACACCTACGCCGCCTCGACATTCGTCGCGGCCGAGTGGGAAGCTAACTACTACAACCGTTCCAGAACCTGACCGCCTCCGGGCGGTCAGGCCCTACTGGGGCGGGGTAGTTCTATAGTCTTGCAGAAGGGCCATGGCGGATGTCCACCCAACCGGATCGTCCTGCAAAAACTCATTGAAGCAGACCGCTTTGAGCATGAGCATTTCATTTGAGTCGGGCGCAATCGAGATTGCCGCTCGTGGCTCGTCTGATCGGGCCTGAACTTGCCCGTGTTCATCATACGAGATGACCGACAGGAACCGTGAGGTTTTGGCTCCACATTCATACTCTTGTCGGATCAGGGCGTAATCCATCTCCGAGACCGTCAGCGGCAGGAAGATGGCCGTCCAAGCCACAGCCTTATCGCCAGATCGGCTGACTGTTGAGATATCAACGCCTGTCGCGCCGGTGCGCCCGACACTGATCAATCGCCAATCGCTCGCCGAAGCCGCCCCGGCGATCATCGAAACTGCCATCACGGCGCAAGTCAAAAGCTTCATTACAGCCCCCATCTGATCGCCCTATATCAGCGATCCCTGAAAGCATGATCCTTTTTCAAAACCTCGCCGATGTATCGGGCGAACAGATTCACGACTGGCTCGACGTCATCGCGAACAATCTACGGCCCGCCGATTTCGACGAGATCAGAGCGACCAACCCTCTCCTGACCATCGGTGATCCAGACCCGCTTCTGGTTCTCACCATGTCGGTCATGCAGAGCGAGGACGCTTGGGTCATCACCGACGATGGGGAGCCGATCTCCGTCTACGGCGCCGGGCCGTCCGACGATCCATCGTCGGGGATCGTCTGGATGCTCGGCACACCGGGCATGGAAAGACCGAGGGCGAAGATCGCCATCGGCAAGGAGACCTACGCCGTCTTCAAACGCTGGCATCAACGCTGGCCGCGTCTCTTCAACCACGTCGATGCTCGCAACAGCATGAGCATTTTCTGGCTGTTCCGCGCCGGGTTCGAGATCGAGGAAGTCGATCTCACCCACGGCCGGGAGAGCCGCCCATTCTACCTCATCAGCAGCATTCAGGAGGGACCAATCCATCTGTGATCCCGTGACTATCATGACGACCATCGCCGTCGTCGGGGCCGCGACCGAAACCATCGGTCAAATGCAGTCCGCCAAGGCGCAGCAGAAGGCCATCGACGCCCAGCTTGCCACCACCCAGCAGGAAATCCGGGTCGCCCAGACCGCCGAACTGAACGAGCGTCAGCGCGTCGCCCGCAAGGAACAGGCCCGCATCAAGGTCGCCGCCGGTGAAGCCGGTCTAAATATTGGCGGAAGCGTCGAAGCTCTCCTGAAGGACAGCCTCATGCAGAACCAACTTTCCGCCGAACGCACAAACCTCAACGCAGAGTCCCAGCAGCGCGCAGCCGCAGCCGAAGCCAACTCCATGTCATCCCGCATCCAGTCGCCGACCATTCTCGGCGCGGGCCTCCGCATCGCAAGCGCGGGCGCCCAAGGATACTACGGCGGCAAGAGCATCAAGCTTCAGCAAGCCGCAGCAGCCAAGGGACCGAACTGACCCATGGCTGACCTTTCCAGACAATCCCAGCGTCGCACGACGCAAGACCGCATCACGAACAACCGCGATGCAATCCTCCCCACTCGCCGCGAAGATCGCGTTGACCCGGTTCGCATCAACGCCTCGATGCGCGACGCCCAGCGCGGCAACAACCTCGACGAACTTCGCCGGTTCTTCGGCGGCGTCGAGGACACGGCTCAAGCCTTCTACCGCAACGACATCGCCCAGACCGCCAAGCAAGCCGAAGAGGACTTCGCCATCGGCACGACCGACGCTCTGTCGGGCGTAGAGATGGACCCGGCCAAGGCCGAAGCCACCGCCTATCAGCGCGCCTATTACAGCGTCACGGCGTCCAACCGTCAGACCCGTTTCGAGACCGAAACAGCCCAAGGGCTGGACGATCTCATCAACGATGGGGCGACGGTCGAGGACATTGAAACCTACATGAACGAGCGGTCTACCGCCTTCATCGGTGAAGTCGGCGACCTGTTCGAAAGCCCGGAGGTCCGCCTTCAAGTCGGACAGCGGATGCAGCGTTGGTCGAACGATCTGAACGCTCGCGCCTCTGGCGTTCTGCAAGAACGCACCGACCGCGAAATGCTCGACATGACGACCGGCGAAGTTCAGGCCGCGCTTGGTCGCGGTGAAGGCATCGACCTTCTGGGAACCGTGGGCCGCCTGAAAGAGGCGGGCCTTGATGGCGTCGCCGTCCAAGATGAAGTCGTCAACGCGGTCGTGGCCTACGCCACCCAGACCGGGGATATGAGCGGGCTTTACTCGCTGCTCGACACCCGTCGTCCCGAAGATGTCGCGGCCGAAATCGAAGAAGCTCGCGCCACGGCCAACGCCGCTTCGACCATCGAAGGCGAACCGCTTCCGTCCGTCACGGCTGAACCTGCACCGGCGCCCGCTGCTCCCGCTCCGGCATCGACCTACATCATGCCGCTGGAAGGCCGCGTGACCTCGGGCATGGGCGCGCGTCAGGCTCCGCTTCGCGGTGCTTCGACCGACCATGGCGGCATCGACATCGCGGTTCCCATCGGGACGCCGGTCGTCGCACCGGCGGATGGCGTGGCCGAGTTCGCTGGCCCGCGCGGTCGTGGCGGCAACACCGTCCTGATCCGTCACGCAGACGGACGTGTGACCGGCTACGCCCACCTCGACAGCATCAACGTCAAGGCGGGTGATCGCGTCTCGCAAGGGGCGACCTTCGCCGCATCCGGCAACACCGGAAACTCGACCGGCCCGCACCTTCACTTCTCGGCCCGCGACGCACAGGGGCGACGCATCGACCCCCGCTCCATCGTCGGCCAGCCCGCACAGAACGCGACGCCTGATCCCTCGGCCCCGGCCGTGGAAATGGCGGATGCAGACACCCCGGCTCAACGCCGCGCTCGCGCGCCCGGCGCATCGGTCCTGACCTCGGCCCAGCAAATCCGCGTCCTAAATGCGATTGAGGGCGTCGAGGCCGACACCGAACGTCGCACCGAAAAGGCGCGTGTCGAGGCCAAGGACGATCTGACCATCGACCTCTACAACCGCTCGCTTCGCGGCGAGAACGTGGACGAGGCGATCCAGACCGCAGCGGCCAACGGCGTTCTTGAACCCGGCGAAGCCATGACCATGCGCGGCGCCTTCCGCAGCCTTCGCAACGATGTCGCGGACGGTGAGGCCGACGAGGATTTGACCCTTCGCTACGCCAGCCGCTTCGCGGTTGCCGAACCCAACTACGCCAGCATCGGCGCCCAAGCTGACCGCGACTACAACGCGGGACGTTTTGGCACCGGCCGTAATGCGACCCGCGCCTATCTGGCGATCAAGGAACGTGTGGCGGCTGGCTCGCGTCAGTCCGCCAGCATTCCGCCGGAGGAACGTCGCACCGCGACGGTCGCCCGATCCTATGTCGGTTCGGCCCTCGGTGAACTGGTTGGCGAAGCCCCACCACCTGATCGCCGCCGTCTCGGCGCGGACGCGCTGATCGAATGGGAACGCCGTGTCGCCGGAGGCAAAGCCCCGATGGCGGCGGCCGACGAGATCATTGCCGAATACACACCCCGATTCACACGACGCTCGACGGCTACGGCCGATGGCAACACCCGCGCCCCCGGCGCGACCCGCGCTCCCGGCTCCACCCAGACCGCCCGCGCGGGCGGGGTCACGCGCGTCGATAGGAATGGAAACATCATCCAAGGAGACTAATGGCATCCACCCGTTTCACCGGCCCTGACGGGCACGTTTTCGAATTCGAGGACGGCACCCCCGAACACGTCCGTCGCGCCTTCATTCAACGCCACTACGGCACGTCCGCAGACCAGACCAACAGCCGCCGCTCGGCGGCTGTTTCCCTATCGGCTCCCAAGGATAAGCGCAGTCTCGGCGAACGCCTCGGCGACGTGTTCTCCCACACCGTCAACACCGGCTTCATCGCCGAAGGCTGGCGAGCGGGTCTGGATGACACCGCCGACTACATCGAGGCCGCCCAGCGCGGCGATCACAAAGCGGCGTTGAAGGTCAACGACCGCTTCACGCTCAACCCGATCCGCCTCGTGTCTCGCCTCTACAACTCGGGTGGCGTCCTGACCGACATGACGCAAAACACGCAGGACACTCGCGAGGCCGCTGACGATTGGGTCAGCCGTGAGCGCGCCCGTCGTCAGGAGTTCGCTCAAGCCTCTCGTGACGATCCGTTCTGGGAAGCTGAAGGCGGCATCGTCGGCAAGACGCTTCACGGCGCCGCCGCTCTGCTCGGAACTCTCGGCGGCGCGGGTCTTGACCCGACCACCTACATCACGGGCGGCACATCCATCGGAGCCAAGATCGCGGTTCAGGCCACTGTCGCGGGCGCCGTAGACCTGATCGCCCAGACAGACGCCACGGGCCTGACGCAGGATCGCTACGACGTTCTGCAAACCGTCCTGTCGGCTGGTGCTGGCGCGGTCTTCACGGGCGCCTTTGAAGGCGTCGGAGCCTTGGCGAAGGGGCGTGGAAACGTCCGCGCTCGCATCGACGCCGACCTTCGCTCCGAACCTGTGAACCTGTCGCAGACCTTCCGCGACGAACTGGACACGGCCGATGCGATCTCGCTCCCGGCTTTGACGCGGGATGACTGGACCTTCCGACCGACCCAACAGGGTCCAGTCTCGGCCCTGCCGATGCGCGTCGAGGCGCCCCGTGCTGAACGCATGGACGGACCTCGTGTGGACGGCGCCGACGCTGGCCCGGACATTAAGCCGGAATGGACGAAGGGCATGTCGCCCGAACGGCTCAAGGCCGTGACCGAACACCTCGACCGCCTCAAGGCTTTTATCAAGCCGGATCAGGTCGAACGGTTCGTGCGCTGGGCTGGCAAGGAAGACGTGAACATCACGGACGACCCGTCTCCACATTGGAACCAAGAGATTTTCGACTTCGACAAGCTGGCGAACGAGCCGGAGAAATTCGAGGAAATCGTCGGCGTGATGGCCCAGATTTTCAAGCCGCTCTACGATGCGGCCGGAGACGCCAAGCAGAGTTGGAAATCCGTTCGCGACCGTCAGGCCGCGTTCGGCGTGACCGTTTCTGACGTGGTGAAAGCACACAGCGACATCACCGGCGACAACGGCATCGCGGCCAAGATGCACGCTTTGGAGACAATTTCGATCCAGCACACTGACCATCTTGTGACCAAGATGGCCGCGCTGGAGAAATCGCTGAACGGCGGGGACATCAACTCCGGCCTAATCGGCGACGTTGCCGCCCAACTACAAGCGACAGTGATGTTCGACGCCATGGCGGCGGGCGCCAAATCCGAGATCGGTCGCGCGCTCAACATCATGAAGATGGCAAAGCAGCGGACCCGCATCCTCAACGACATTCAAGGTCAGATGGACCTCATGGCCGATGCGCTCGGCACGGGCGATCTGGACCCGAAGTCGCTGGCCGAAGCTCTCAAGAAACTGCGCGAAGCCTACGGTTCCGGCGGCGAACGCGCCCTCAAAGACGAACTCCGCAAAGGGCGTCACATGGGGTTTGGCGACTACCTATCTTACTACATCGTGGCTGGCTATCTGACGACGCCCGCTACCGCTGTCCGCAACGCAGTCGGCTCCGTCCTTCACGCGAGCATGACAGTCGGCGAACGCTACATCGCGGCGGGCATCACCAGCCCGCTCCGTCGTGGCCTCGGGGGGAAACGCACTTCGGCCGAAGGCGTGACCTTCCGTGAAGCCAACGCCTACCTCTTCGGCATCCACCAGTCATTCGTCGATGCGACGAAGGCCGGGTTCAAAGCCTTCGTCCACGCGGCGCCCCAGACGGACATCGAAACGAGCGTCGGTCGCTACGCCATGGCCCAGCCTTTCGAGTTCAACGCCGAGCGGGCGGCCAAATGGAAGAAGGGCGGCCTCATGGTCATCCCCGACATGGCGATGACCGGGCTGTTCGGAACCCTCCGCACCCTTGGCATTCGACCGTCCCTCGGGATGGACGAGTTCACCAAGGTCATGACGCGCCGGATGCAGATCAACGCACTGGCCGCTCGCGAAGCGTCCTATCGTTCGGCCCGACTGCGCGGCAAGGAAGCGGATCGCGTCTACGCCAAGACCCTCGACGCCGTGACGCAGCGGCCGACCGCAGAAGCTTTCGTGCGGGCGAAGAACGAGTTCGAGGCGGTCGGCGCAGACTATGACCCGGCCAAATCCTACGCTGGCGACACCCGTCTTGAGGACGCCGCCGACGTTCTGGCGTCTGTCGATTTGCATGAAATGGCGAACGACTATGCGCGGCTGATGGCCTTCCAAAAGACCGGCCCTGCCGTCGAGGCTTTTGAGAAGGCGATGAAATACATCCCAATCGTGAAGGCACTCTACGTCCCGTTCCTCCGCACTCCGCTCAATCTGGTGCGCGCTGGCATGGTGGACCGCAACCCGGCTCTGGCATGGATCACGAAAGAGAACCGGGCGGCGTTCAAGACCTACTTTGCCGCGCTCGACGGACAGGAAAAAGCCCTGTCACGCGGAGGCGCAGAAGCCGACATCGTGATGGCTCGTATGGTCAGCGGCATGGCCCTCATGGGGACGGCCGCCATGCTGTTCGCCAACGGCGATCTCGTCGGCAAGCGCAGCCCGGCTGAAGAACAGGACGGCATCAAATCCTATTCGATCCGCCTCGGGGGCCGCTGGTATCAATACAGCACCCTGTCGCCGGTCGCGGAAATGATCGGCATTACGGCCGACCTCTATCAGACCATGCGTGACCGCGATCTCGCCGACGACCAATCGACCGCTCTGGCGGGCGGGGTCATGGGCGCGATCATGAACAACATCGTCAACAAGGCCGCGCTGCAAGGCGTCGGGGATTTCTTCGACCTGCTGGACCCGTCGTTCTCCAACACGGAATCCTCTCGCGGCGAGGCGATCACAAAGGCCGCGTTCAAGAAGCTGGGCGACTCCCTTGTCCCGGCCATCGTCCGCAACACGGCACAGGCTCAAGACCCGGTAATGCGCGAGGCGTCGGAATTCCTCGACTACTTCGCGCGCAACATTCCGATGTTGTCGGACAGTCTGCCCGAACGTCGGGACTGGCTCGGCCTTCCCATCGTCCGCAAGGACAAGGACGGCGGCTTCATCGAAGCTCTGGTCCAACCGCTCCGCGTGTCGGAACGGGAGGACGACATGGTGCGTCTGGAAATCTCGGCTCTCGCCCAAAACGATCCCGACCTGCTGATGGCGACCCGCCCCGCCGCTCGCTTCAACGGCCAGAAGATCACGCCGAAAGAACATGCCCGCGTTCTGGCGATCCAAGGTCAGGAGTGGCGCGATCCGTCCACCGGCCTGAACATGCATGAAGCCTTGGCTGAACTCGTGAACAGCGAGGACTACGCCAGCTACAGCGACCCGCGTCGCGCCCAATCCATCAAGGACACCGTGTCCCGCTACCGCCGACTGGCGACGGCGGCGATCAAGCGCGGCGACTATCCCGACATGGACCCGATGCTCGACCGCACCGGCACCGCACAGGCGCAGGACATGGGCGAGAAGAAGGGTTGGGAGCCATACCGGATCGAGAACAAGGCCCGGTCCTACGGCGTCTCGGATGATGCTCTCGCGAACATCATGAGCTTCGGCGCCGACTAAAACACCCAAGATAATCCACCCGGATCAGCCCGGTCGCTTCCAGCGGCCGGGCCTTTCGGCGTGGCTCAACGAAAGGATCAATGAGCTACCAAACCCGCGTCATCTACAACGTCGGGGAAGGCCAGCGCGAGTTCGACCTCGCCATTCCCTACCTCGACAAGACCCACATCAAGGTCACGCTCAACGGCTCCGCGCCGTTCTTCGAATGGGTCTCCGATAGCCGCATTCGGCTAACCTACCCGGCGATCACGAACAGCATCCTCAAGATCAGCCGAGTCACGCCGATCTCGGCCGCAGCCGTCGAGTTCCAGAACGGCGCCACCCTGACGAAAGAGGAACTGAACCGCGCCGTTCAACAGCTTCTCTACCGGCTCCAAGAGCAAGACGACTTCCTGAACGACAGCCTTGACCGCGCGATGGTCAGGCTTGGGGATCACCTCGGCGTCGTCACTACGCCCGACGCCATCGTGGACGAACTGATCCTGACCTCGGAAATGGGAGACGGTGCGCTCAACCGTTTCCGAGACGCCCTCGCCAGCATCGACCTTTCGGCCGAACGCATTCTCGAACAGTCGTTCCAGCTTACCGATCAGGCATTCCGAACCGACACCCTCGACGGGATCGTGGCGAACACGACGGCCCGCACCGACAGCCTCGAACTTCGCGTCGATACGATCACCGATCTGGTGGACTCGCTCGTCAACTTTGAGGACGGGACAGGGATTGCCACGGTCATCCAGAACGAGGCGCAAGAGCGCGTCGCTGGCGATACCGCTCTGGCATCGACCCTCGCTCTCATCGGGGCAAGGAATGGCGCAAACAACGCCTTCCTGCTGGACCTGAACACCGTCCGGGTCTCCGGCACAGAGAGCCTTGCACAACGCCTGTCGGCGATCACCGCCAAGGCCGACGACAACGCCGCCAAGATCATCACGGAATCGACGACGAGGGCGACCGCGATCTCGGCGGAAGCTGCCAAGATCGATGTTCTCATTGCGCGGGCGAACGGCTTTGATTCAAGCATCACGGCCGAGCAAATCGCACGGTCGAACGCCGATGGCGCGCTGGCTCAAACCCTGTCGCTGCTGGGCGCCAAGAACGCCAACAACACCGCCTTCCTGCTGGACCTCAACAAGGTTCTCGTCGGCCCCACGGAGTCCTTCACCCAACGCCTGAACCAGATGGTGGCGACGGCCGGGACCAATGCACAGGCCCTCGTCACGAGCGAGGCGACCACGCGGGCCAGCCAAGACCAATCTCTGTCCCAACGCATTGATAGCGTCGGAGCGAAGACTGACGACAACTCCGCCGCCATCGCGACCGAAGTCACGGCCCGGACCAATGCGGTGTCCGCAGAAGCGGCGCAGCGAACGGCTTTGGCGACGAAGATCGCCGGTGACATCGCAGCGGCGGTCCTGACCGAAACGAACGCTCGCGTTGCGGCCGATCAGGCGGAAGCTCAAGCTCGTCAATCGCTGGCCGTTCAGGTCGGTCAGAACTCGACGGCCATTCAAAACGAGGCCACGGCTCGGGCAACCGCAGACGGGGCTATCGCCCAACAGTTCGCTGTCCTTGGCGCCTTCCGCAACAATCAGTCCGTCTTCACGCTGGACCTCAATCGGGTTGAAGTCGGGCCGGGCTGGACGCTCGGCACTCGCCTGTCTGGCATCGACACATCCATCGGAAACGTCTCGGCCTCCGTGGTCGATGAACGCACCGCACGGATCAACGCGGACAGCGCGCTCTCGCAGTCCATCCAGAATGTGCAGAACACGGTCGGAGCGCACACGGCGTCGATCACCACGCTTTCGGAGGTTACGAACGGCCTGAACGCCCGATGGAGCATTGCCCTCAACTCGAATGGCCACATCACCGGGATCACAGCGAACAACAACGGTTCGTTTGGATCACTGGCTTTCGTCGCTGACGAGATGTCGTTTGTCGCCCCCGGCGGCGGATCGCCGGTCAAGATCATGTCGCTGGTCAACGGCCGGGTTCGCTTCAACTCGAACGTCGAAATCTACGGCGACCTTCTTGTCACTGGCTCGATCAATCACACGCGACTGGTCAACAACACCGTCAGCAACACCGAAGCCGCCTACAACGCGGCCACGATCACGCTCAACAACACCACGCCGACCCGCATTCACGGCGTCTGGATCGGGGTCGAAAAGGCAGACAGCCCAATCGACATCGACTTCAACGCCTATGGGACATTCACCCACAATGCGAGCGGGTCATTCGTGGCCGTCGTCCAGCTTGTCCGGTCTCGCGGGACCGAAGGCGGGACCGTCATCCAGACCGTTCAACTGAACGGCTCCGGCATGGCGAACGACACATGGCAGGGCGCGCTTCCCATGAAGTATCTCGACCGCCCCGGCGAGGGTGGGAACTGGCACTACTACGTCCAAGTCTACTTCACTTCGAACATGTCTACGCAGGTCGTCACGGCCCGTTACGGCAAGGTGACGGAGATGAAGAACAACACCTCGACCCTCGGCGGCGGAACAGGCTCCGGCGGCGGCGTGGGATCAGGTGGCGGCTCATCCGGTGGCGGTGGCGGCGGTGGGGGTGGCGGGATCGACCCTTACGATCCGGGCGGCGGCGGCTACACCGACCAACCCATCATGACCTGACCAAGAGACCGGCCTTAACGGGCCGGTCTCACGGCTAAATATCACTACCCCTTCAACTTATTCAGGAGACGCATGTCCCAGACCCCAACCGCTGCGGAGCAGTATCAGAACCTCGTCACTCAAGAAGCCGGTCTGCTGACCGCGAAGGCTCGCCTTCTCGAACAACTTGATACGACCAACGCCCAACTGACCGCCGTTCGCGCCGCGCTTCAAGGCGCCCAACTCGGCTTCACCGTCGCACAGGAAGCCGTCGATAAACCGGCTCCGACCGACACCGAAGCGGCTCCTGAAAAGGAGTAAGGTCGAATGAGCGGGCTGACGATCACCACTCTCGCCCAGCAAGTCCAAGTCCTCCTTGATAAGACGAAGCAGCAGAACTCGAATCTCGCTGCTTGGCTGGGCGGGTCCGCCACGGGTGGACCCAACAATGACGGCCGCTATCCCTTCGTGGATTTGAGCGGTCACGAAATCCTCGTTCCATCGCCCGCATCGTTCAGCGACATGACCTCCGGCCCGGCGGCACAAGCCTCCGTCGCCAAGGTCGCGGCCGAACTCGCGCGCGATCTGGCGCAAGGTCACGCCGACCGGGCAGACGCCCAGCGCATCCTTTCGGAAGCGGCTCGCGGCGCGGCGGTGGAAGCACGAAACCTCGCGCAACAACATCGAAGCCACGCGGGCACGAGCGAGGCGAACGCCCGCTATTGGGCCGAACTGGCGCAAGGCTCGGGTCAGTCCACATCGCAGGATCGCGAGATCGTCGAACAGCGTGCCGGAGAGGTAGCCGACAACGCCGCCCTCGTGGCTCAAGACGCTCTGAATGCAGCAGCGTCAGCAGCCTTGGCCGCGACGTTCGATCCGAACCTCTTCGACAAGAAATCAGACACGCTTGCCTCGTCGCGACTGGAAGGCATGATCGACCCGGCTCGCATCCCGGTTCTCGTCGGCCAGACCCCTGTCGTCTCGACGGGCGGGATCGCCAACCTCACGACCACGCAGCAGAACGGCATCCGGCCGGGGACGCTGGTGGCGACCACGGATGGCCGTCGCTGGGTCTATTCCGGCACCGGCGCCAAGAACGCCGAAGCCAACTACATCGAGCAGGGCGACGTGACCCCGGTATGGTCCGTCATTGCGGACAAGCCGTCCTTCTTTCCTTCGAACATCGTCAACGTCGCCGGGTTGCAATCGGCCTTGGACGGCAAGTCCAATGTGGGCCATGGCCATGGCATTGCCGATGTCGCGAACCTGCAAGCGGCTCTCGACGCTCGTTCGCTGGCGGGTCACGTCCATGCGTGGACAACGATCACGGATCGTCCGACGATCTTTCCCTCCGACATCGCCAATGTCAGCGGCCTACAGGCTGCTTTGAATGCCAAGGGCAATCTTGCGGGCGGCAACTCGTGGACTGGCGGTCAGACTTTCAACGGGGGGATCACCGTTAAAGACAGCCTGACGATGACTGGCGCAGACCCATATCTCCGACGCGACAGCAACTCGTCGGCTTGGGTGCTGGCTGGCGGTCAGGGCTGGACAGACACGGGCGCGGTCATCGTTCTGCACGGCAAAAATCATCCGGCTCGGCCGGGTGATATGTTGCTCTACGGCGTCGATGGCAACGCAACATCCAACCTTCTGATGGACGGCTGGAAGGCCATCTACATGAACCGCCGTCCCAGCTTCGCGGGCGCCACGCCGTGGGATACGTCGAACCTCTCCGAACCGGCCTCAAAGACATTCAACGAGTATCGCGAACGTCAGACGATTTCTTCCTCGGGCGGGCGACAACTGACGCTCAAGAACGACCCAAATGGGGCCGCGAACTATGGGCTGATCCACCATGTGGACTCGACCCACTACTACATGCTGCTGACCAATCAGAACGACGCCAACGGCACATTCAACGGTCTTCGTCCGTTCCGAATGCACCTCGCAAACGGCAACATGGAGATGCAGTCCACGCTGACGACCTACAGTCAGTTCCATGCTTACGGTGACACACACCTTCCGAGCTACACTCGACTCTGGGATCGCGCAGAAACGGGCTTCACCGTTCTTGAATATCGCCGACAGGCATCGGGCGGCGTCGTCGGCGCGCACACCTTCACCAGCGGGTCGAATGACAACACGAACTATACCGTGTCGGTCTTCAAGAACGGCAACACCAACGACCGTTCAGACCTGATCCTCGACTACAACGGCGGATTTAGCTGGTGCGGTCAGCCTGTATGGACCGGCCACAACTTCGCGCCATCCAGCAAGGTTAGCTGGACCGACACGAACATGGACGGCGGGGCCTATACGGTCGTCCGCCGCAATGGCGATGGCGGGGGCTTCTTCACCGGCCGTCTCCACGCCTACTCCCAGACCGCGACGAACGACGTCTGGAACGGCGGCATCGAAATCCAAGAGGTCAAGAACGTCGGCAACACGCAGGGCAGTCATGCCTATGCGCCCGCGTTGACCTTCCACTGGAAGAACGTCGCAGCCCGCTCGGTCTACATGAACAGCGGTGGGTGGATTTGCTTCGGTCAGCAGGGGGACAAAGAGGCGTCGCTGGCTGGCATCAAGGCGAGCGCAATCGGCACCACGAGCAACGCCGAACTGCATCTGAAATGGAACGAGGATACCAAGATGCGGACGCACCAACACGGTGTTGCCGTGTCGGGGAATTGCGATGTCGAGAACGGGGGAATCTTCATCCGTTCGAATGCGCCCACGATCACGTTCCAAGACAGTGATGAACGGTCAGGCATGATCCACGTCAACGGAAACTGGATGTATTTCCTCCGGGGCGCAGGGACGAACTCGACGGGATGGGAAGCGGCAAACGGCGCATGGCCGCTACAACTTAACCTCGATAACAACGACGCTCACTTCGGGGGCAGCGTTTATGCCGGGACAAACAGGTGGTTCCGAGTTCGGCAAAACAACGACGGCACCCAAGCAGGCATCTATTGGGAGACGTGGGGAGGCGGCTGGTTCATGCAGGACGCCTCATGGATGCGAGTCTATCAAGACAAGAACATCGTCACCGGCGGTCAGGTCCAGATGGGATCGTTTACGGTCACGTCTGACCGGCGCCTGAAGTCCGACATCGTGCCTATCCCGTTGGCTCAAGCCTCCGAGATCATCGACGCGACCAACGTCTATGAGTTCACCAAGGGCGGTCGTCGCATGTTCGGCATGATCGCGCAGGAAGCTCGCGAGGTCGCTCCGATCCTCGTCAGCGAAGGCGCCGACATCCATGAGGACGGCGACGCGATTCTGTCGCTGGATCAGACGGGCTACATTCCGGTTCTGATTGCAGAGGTCAGGTCGCTCCGGCAGCGCATCGCCCGGCTTGAAGGGGTGGTCCAATGACCATCCCGACATCCGGCGTCTTCACCAGCGAGCAGGTCCGATCAGAATGGAACTTCGGACTGCCCTTCACCTCGACCAACGTCAGCCAGTCCGCCGGGCTGAACACGCCGTGGAACTCGGATCAGCTACGCGGCAAATCCTCCGGCCCGACTGTCACCATCCAGATCACCTCGTATGGAACCGACACCATAGGCGGCGGGCGTCGCCGCGACTATTTCATCGCGACGATCAACTGGACCGGCTCCGCTACTCCATCAAGCTATTCGTGGGGCTGGGGCGGCTACAGCGCGGCATTGACCGGGGCCACGACCCGAACTTGCCGCTTCAATGGACAGGGCTACAGCCCACTAAATGCCAACGGCTGGGATGACGCAGAACCATTCTGCAACGTCGTCATCTCCGGCCAGACCTACACCGTCGTTGGACCTCAAATGTCCCTGACATCAGACGGCAATCTCTAACCCTCACACCCACAATCGAAAGGTCTAATGGACCCCACTCACAACACATCGAACTCCGACCCAGCCTTGGTGCTGATCCTCGGGGAAATCAAAGGCCAGCTTGGCACCTACATGAAGTTCATGGAGACCTTGCAGGGAAAGCACGACAACCTCGAAACCCGGACGCGCGCACTCGAAAACGCGAAGTTCTGGCTCATGGGCGTCGCCGCCGCGCTCGGCGGTCTGGCGGGCTTCCTCGTGGACCTCTTCAAGTCATGAGCAACCGCGCTTCTGAAAAGGCGATGGACCAGCTTCATGCCGTCGTCGCCCTCCTGCTATCGAACGAACTCTCCCGCGCCTCCATCCGCGCCGAAGAGAACCCAAGCGACCCCAGCAAGGCGATCTCGCCTCAACTGATCGCCCAAGCCATCAAGTTCCTCAAGGACAACGGCGTCGCAGCCTCGGCGACATCGCCGCGCCTCGACGATCTCACGGCGAAACTCGCAGACCTCGACCTCGACGACGAGGTGCTGTCGGGGATGACGCCCCAATAACCCAAGCCCCTCGCAGACCGACCGCTCGCCTTCACCGGCGGGCGGTTGGGTCATGCCATGACTGATTGAAACAACGCCCCGAAACGCCCCGCGAAAAGCTCCAGCGATCCTTCATCAACTTCGTCCGCTACGTCTGGCGATACGTCCTCGGCCTCCCCAAGCCGACCCGCATTCAAGAGGACATCGCCCGCTACCTCGAAAGCGGCCCGACCCGCCGCGCCATCGAGGCCCTTCGCGGGATCGGCAAGTCCTTCATCACCTGCGCCTATGTCGTCTGGTGTCTGTGGCGCGATCCGCAGAAAACCGTCCTGATCGTCTCGGCCGGTGAAAGCGGCGCCGCAGACAACGCCAACCTCATCAAGTCGATCATCTTCCACGAGGCGGGCGATCAGCTATGGGCCGAACTGCGACCCGGCCGGGACCAGCGATCCTCGACTCTGGCGTTCGATGTCGGCCCGGCCAAGTCGAACAAGCAGCCCTCGGTCAAATGCCTCGGCATCATCGGCCAACTGGCGGGCAACCGTGCCGACATCCTGATCGGCGACGACGTTGAAAACCAGCGCAACTCCGCGACCGAAGATCAACGCGACAAGCTGCGACACGCCACGTCCGAATTCGGCAAGATCATCAAGCCGCTCGACACCTCCGAGATCATCTACCTCGGGACGCCGCAGACCGAAGAGTCGATCTACAATGACCTTCCCAAACGCGGCTACGACATCCGCGTCTGGCCCGCGCGCTACCCTTTGAAATCCAAGCTTCCGAACTACGGCGACACCCTCGCGCCGCTGCTCCGCGCAGACATCGAGAAATGCGGGACGCTCTGTGATCCCACGGGCCTGTCGCTTCTGGGCGGCGCCCCGACCGACCCTGACCGCTTCACCGACGCCAAGCTGCTCGAAAGCGAGATGGACGGCACGGCGGCCGAGTTCATGTTGCAGATGATGTTGGACACGTCACTGTCCGACGCCGAGCGGTTCCCGCTGAAGACCTCCGACCTGATCGTAATGAACGTCGATAAGAGTCGGGCGCCGGTCGCACTCTCCTACACGTCCGCCGACGATAAGCAGATCAAGGACGTGATGCTCCCGAACGTCGGCTTCACCGGCGACAGGTTCTTCTCACCCTTCAACGTCAGCGAACATTGGGCCGACTACACTGGCAGCGTCATGCACATCGACCCCTCGGGCACGGGTGCGGACGAGACGGCGTTCGTCGTCACCAAGTTCCTCAACGGCAAAGTCTTCGTCACCAAGTGGGGCGGCGTCGCCGGTGACGGCGGCTCGCCCGAAACCCTGTCCAAGCTTGCGACCATCGCGGCCGAACAAGAGGTCCGCGCCGTCATCGTGGAGGACAACTTCTCGGACGGCATGTTCCGCCGACTGCTGACCCCCGTCCTGCTCGCCAAGCACACCTCGAAATGGCGGTGCGGCATCGAGGGCGTGAAGGTCCACGGCATGAAAGAGCGGCGCATCGTCGGCGCCCTTGAGCCGGTGATGAAGCAACACCGTCTGGTCATCGACCGAGAGGTTCTGAAACTGGACCTCGCCGTCGCCGACCGGATCAAATCGGGCGTTTTCCAGATGACCCACATGACCGCCCAGCGCGGCGCCTTGAAGCACGATGACCGGATCGACGTGCTGGCCTTGGCGGTGGACTATTGGAAGCAGCACATGGCTATCGACGCCGCACAGGCCGAGGCCGACCATCGCAAGAAGCTGGATCGCGAGTTCGAAAAACGCTTCTTCGCGGGCACCGCGAGCGGCCAGCTATTGAATAAAACTGGACGACAGCGCGGCGCCGGAAGGCGGATGATTTAGGTAGCGATCACGCGCTCGGAGAAAAACATCTTGAACAGCGTAGCGGCCTCCTTCTTGCGGATGCGGACCACGAAATAAAGCAGGTTCGTGTGGGGATAGGCGAGATTGAAGGTCCGCATGGTCGATGGCGGATCATTCGCGTTCAGCCAGTCAAAAGCCTCTTGGATCAGTTCATCATCATCGGTCACGAACTCGATCAAAGTCGATGGCGACGTGTCCTTCGCAATCTCGGCCATCCATTGGCGGGCGGTCTCGATATTGTCGATCATGAGAGACGGATAGTTTGGACTGGTCGGATCGCTGGAAGTCGTCGCATCGGCAAATGCCAGATTGATGCGGGCCTCCAGCCAGCCCTGCGTGTCGTAGAAGCCGTCCTTCATCACTTTCCTCCCCGCTCAATAAGAGGGTGGTTGCCGTGCAGGACTTTGCTGACCGTCGTGTCGGCCAACCCGAGTTCGGCGGCGACATGCTTATTCTTCCGGCCCTCGTCAGAGAGCATAAAGATTTTCAGGATGATGTCGTCCGTCATCCTTGCGCGATGCGGCCAGTTCTGACGGACCTGACGGGGCGTCAGCGACAGAAGTTCGGCCACCTCACTGATCGTCATTCCCTTGTCACGGGCGTTCTTGATTTCCAGAGTGACGGACGACCGAACCGAACCTTCCTCCGCGCCTTGTCGCGTGGTCGCTTCGATCACGAGTTTCAGGAGTTCGGCTTGGATGGTGTGCGGGCAGTCATGCCGCGTCGCGATCACCGCGATCTTGGCCGCAAGGGCTTGGGCTTCCATCATCGTTCTCCAAAAAGTTTGAGAATGGTTCCGGTGCGCTTGGCCCAATCAAGATAGCGGCGGGTGTCCTTGCCCCTAACGATCTCGATATCAAAGGACCAGTCTTCATCGCCGTAGGGTCCGGTGAATGCGCGAAAGCGTTCGTAGTCCCGTTGGATCACGCGAACTTCGAACCATGGACCTTTGAAGAAGAAATCCGTGAAGTAGCCGTGGTGGACGGTGACGACGCCATTGTTGAACTTCGCACGGGTGACGCCTCGAAACGGTTCTTCGAGGTCGAAGCGGTCGTCGCTGACGATGACCGTCTTCCAAACGCCGTCTCCAATCTCGGGGTAGACGGCTTTCGCCAGCTTCGAGATCGCGGGATCAGGATTGGAAGGGTCGAGCGACCGCAGCGTCTTGATTAGATCAAGCGTCGTGGCGAGAGTCGGGTGAAACGGACTGGTGATCTGGTAGGCTTCCATGTTTCAGCCCTCCGCTTTCGAAGGGTTCACGGTCGTCCACCACCGGGCCATCTTGCCGAAGGCGTCAGCGTCGTCGGCGTTCATGCCGCAGAAGATCGTCACCGCTTGAAGACGGTCGGACAGACGCGGTTCGCCTTCGTCGTCATAGCTCTCGCCGAATTCGACGGCCGAGACGACGACAAGACGGGTCCACCAGCCGTCGCCCTCAACCTTCACGGTGAAGCGCGTGTTGAACTCACAGGCAGGGTTGGGGTCTTTGTAGGCTTCCCATTTGGACACGCTGTATCCGCGCTTACCCTTGAACGCATTGCGGTAGGCGGTGAGAACATCGCCCATCCCGAAGCCGGAGCTTTGATGATAGATCATGGCCTCTTCGGACCAGTCGAACGCGACCGCCGCGATGGCCGCCATACGCTCGAAAATGATCTGGTTGATGATGCCTTGGTGGTAGCTGTTCGGCTTAAAGCCTGAAGCGAACTGATTTTCGGGCACGGGTTCGTAGTAGGTCGTCAAAGTCGGGTCTCCGTTCGAGTGGACGTATGACCAGATTAAAACTCACCCTCCCGAAATTGGCCGGGTTAACGTCGCATTAAGCAAGCAAACTCATGTTATGATTAGTATTTCAGGCGAGCGGTCATGGATTTAGAACAACATTGGAGAGACGCTCGCCGCCTCCGCTCCAAACGAAAACCTGTTCCGAACACGCCGGAAATCAACGCTCAATTTCGCGAAGCCATTTTCGAAAAGCTCGGAAATCCTCGTCGCGACCTGTCCAACGCGGCCTTCGCCAAGCACCTGAACGAACTCGGTCTGATGACCTTCCAAGGACGGTCGTGGGACGCTGACAGCGCGCGCCATTACCGTCAGGCCCTTGAGACCGACATCGCCCGTGCTGGCGCCGAAATGGATGAGGAAGACCAGAAAGAGCCGCGCCGCATCAAGGCGATCCACGACTATGCGCTGGCCGCACTCGCCCGATCAAACACTCCCGGCCAGACGCTTCAAGAATTGGACAACGACATCACACGACTGCGCCTCGACCTTGTTGAGGATCGAAACGCCGGAATGCATGAGGTCGAGAGAGCGGTCTCGATTCTTGAACTGAAGCGCGCCAGCCGGTCAGCCTGATTTCTTCGGAGCCTTGCGGGCCTTCACCTCCGATAGCTTCGCAGCCGTCAGGGCTTCGACCTTGGCGGACAGACCGGCGACGGTGGCGCGCAGGGCCGCGATGTCGCTCGACAGAACCATCGTGCGCGAATGGAACTCTCCATCACGCCGGTCCACCTTCATGCGAAGCGTCTCGACATCTTCGGCGAGGGCGCGGCTGGCGATCAGGTCTTGCAGACCGTTCATGCGAATTTGGCATTGAGCCGTGTTGTCCGATTGAACGCGCTCGATGGTCGCCATGCGAGCGTTGGCCTTCACGATGTGGTCAGCCAAAGCCGCGTTGGTGTCCTCGGAAGCGAGACGCAGCGAGGCGACTTCAGTCGAGAGTTTAGGCAGGTCGATGCCGCCGGTCAGAAGGGAAAAAATTCTCATGCTGATATTTAGTCAGCGGCTCCAAACATTCTCTCCAGCCAAAACCAGCGGAGAGCATGTTTGCGTTGGTTATAATCACCCCGCATGACCACCAGATTGTCAGGATGGTGAACGCCGCCGTTCGCATAGGCGACGATATGATCGACATGATATGGAACGCCGACGACATTCGTTAGCAGGGCGGCGAGTTCATACATCTCTGCGATCTTGGCGCATTCCTCGGGCGTCAGCGTGGGTGACTTCTGTTTTGCGGCACGGCGTCGGCCAGCATACTCGCTGGCTTTGGCGGGGTTTCGAGCAACCCAATCTTGCCGAAGGTGCTTGACCTTCTCCGGGTGCCGATCTCGATACTGGCGCGAAGCCTCGCGGGATCGTTCCGGGTTTCTGTCACGCCAACTCTGTGCGCGGGCGCGGTCTACCTCACGACACCCGTCAAGGTCAGCTTGGCGAAGCCGTGCCCTATAATCACGCAGCGGGCCGCTTACCCGCATATTCGCGCACGGCTTGCACAGCCTGTTCTTCGCTTTCTGGAAACTGGCATACCAGTTGGTCTCATTGAGTGTGCTTCCGCAGCATCGGCAAACATCCGTCATGCTGATATTTAGCCAGCGACGATCCGAGTAATGCTCGGCCAGAACCGCAATCAGAGAGGCAGGATCACAGCCCGCACATAACCCATATGGCCGTCGGTCGTCGGCAGGATGACGAACTCGTCCGTAGGCCGGTTGATGAGATCGCGGACAAGCTCCGTGAACTCTTCCGCATGGTCATTGTCGCGAACGAGAATGAAGCCGCCGTCGCCGGTCGGCTCCACGTTGTAGGCGGTCGAACCCGCCTTAAGGCGTTCCAGCAAGCGTCCCATAACGTCGGTTATTAAAACAGATTGGCTCGATTGTCCAGCTTGACCACCAATCCGAACGTCAGGCTTGAACCTCCATCAAGTCGCTGAACCGGGTTGTGTATCTGGGCGACCGATTGTTCGCCCGCGTTGACCAAGGCGTCTTCGGACGTATGCCGCCGGGCCGCAGCGTTCCCCGACCGAAGCGAGCGTTCACCGCATCAAGCGCGGTCATCAGCTTCTCGGACTTGATCGGATCGACAGTCGGCAGAAGGTCACGCGGGGCGTCCCCCACGGCGTGAAGGTCCAACAGGATGATCCCGCACTTGGCGTAGCTTAAGCCGGGCTTCCACATGGACTGTCCCGCCCGCACGGCCTGACGGATCAGCGAGAAACTGTCGTTCGTCGGCTCGACGTCAAAGGATCGCTGGGCGTTGAAGAAAGGCTCTTTGGCGTGAGGGTTCGTATGAAAGAACACCTGCATCGCCGTCGCCGCCAGCCCGTGCTTCCGACACTTCTCCGCAGCGCGTGAAGCGTGGGCCGCAAGTGCCTCGCGCATGTCCTCCCAAGTCTCGACCGGCCGTCCGAACATCCTCGTCACGCTGACGGTCTGACGCTGGCTGGGCGCCAAGGTCAGGGGCATACACGACACACCGTTGAGTTCAGCATGGGTCCGCTGGCCGGTGACGGTCATGAGTTTTCGAACGCTCGCGCTTGGGAGCGCAGCAAACTGCTCGACCGTGTGGATGCCAAGGTTGTTGAGCTTCAGTTGAGACGCGCCGCCCACGCCCCAGATTTCGTCGATAGGCATTTCCTTGAACGCCTGACGCCGGGCGTCGAGGTCGCTGAAATCCGACACACCGCCAAGGTCTGGTCGGCTCTTGGCGTGCTTGTTCGCCAGCTTCGCCAGCGTCTTCGTCGTGCCAATCCCGATGCAGGTTGGAATCTTGGTGACGCGCCTGACGCGCTCCCGCACCCGGCGGCAGTAGTCCGCCCTCGCGAACTGCGTCAGGTCCAAGAACATCTCATCTATCGAATAGGGTTCGACCCTCGCAAAGCTCTCCGACAGCACCTCGTAAACCCGGCGGCTCATGTCGCCATACAAGGCGTAGTTGCTGCTCTTGGCGATGACGTTCCGATACTCCGGCTTCCGTTTCGATAGGTGCCAGACCTCGCCCATCTTGATCCCGAGGGCCTTGGCTTCGGCCGATCTGGCGATGGCGCAGCCGTCATTGTTCGACAGCACGATCACCGGCTTGCCGATCAGGGTCGGGTCAAAAGCCCGCTCGCACGAGACATAGAAGTTGTTGCCGTCGATCAGGCCGAACATCAGACATCGGTTCGCACGAGGGCCGCGATCATCGCCCAGACTTCTGTCTCGTCGGAGACAGGTGCAGGAGCGTGGTTCGACGGTTCAAGCCACCACTGGCCATCCTTCTCTGTGAGGATCGCGAGGACCACATCACCGTGCAGGAACGCTACGCAGACCTTCCCCGACTGTGGCTCCGCATCGGAGTTCACCACGAGAATGTCGCCGCCGTGAATACCACGGGCGCGCAAGCCGTCGCCCTTCACCCTGACCGCGTAGCGTTGGGGACGCCGTAGCTCCAATAGCTCGGCGAGGTCGGGGACCGCCTCGATGTGATCTTGGGCCGGGCTTTGGAAGCCTGTCGTCTCGTCGCCCTTGTAAGCCCGCGCCGTCATGTTGGGCGATCAGGCTTCTTCATTGCCTCAAGGGCCTCGCGGTAGCGGACCTTCTGGAGCGCGTCGGCGATCTTCGCCTCCGTCCGCTTCTTGGCGGCGGCCCATTGCACGGGAGTGGGTTGGCGATCTTCGGACATTGGGAGACAATGTTCTTGTCTTGTTCTCATTGCAAGATGGAGTCTGGAGCCGATTGAAAATTGGGTCGCGCATCCGAAGTGGGGAATAAGCGTGTGCCGCAACTGACAGCCCCCCGGTGGGGGTATCGTCCGGGGATCGTCTGGCCCGGCGCCGCCCGGCGCGGGACGACATAGGCGATGCGCGCGGACCCTCGTTTCCGATTCCGATGCGATGCCTTGGCACGGTTTCGGGCACGGTCTGCCCTACCCTCTCGCTAACCGCTTGAGATTGCTTGGCCTCGTTCCCGTAAGTCAGGGCACATAGGGTTCTGACGCATCGTCAGACCGGATGCTCCAGCACATCGAGCGACGATCCTCGCGCGTGATCTAAACGCGCGCGCGATGGGCCTCGACCCTGCGCGGGTTAGACCCTGCCTTTTTTTTCGTTGACGACATTTTTTGCGTTGACAGCAACCATTCGTCGATTCACGTTTGGGGTATCGAATGACTCAACGCAAAGGTTGTCCTCAATGCTTACCGAACTGCCCGGCGACTTCACCCGCCTGATCGAACTGACCGGCGGTCACTATGACCTGACTGTCTGGGTCCGCGCCGATGTCGATCTCGACTCCACCTTCGAAGCCATCTGCGACGTGACCGGCGACCGCCTGTCGGTCAACGGCTGGCTCTTCTGCGAAGCCTAATACCCGCGTCAACGCAAACAACGGATTAGATCAATGAAAGCTGACATCTACCAAACCGTCACGGACTCGATCATCAACATGCTTGAGGCGGGCGTGAAGCCTTGGGCGCCGCAATGGGAAGCCGGATCGTGCGGCCTTCCTGCAATCCCGACCCGCGCCAACGGCGAGGCGTATCGGGGAATCAACGTCGCCCTGCTTTGGGGCGCGGCCGAAATGAAGGGCTATCGTCACCACACTTGGATGACCTTCAATCAAGCTAAAGAGCTTGGGGGATGCGTCCGCAAAGGCGAGAAATCATCGCCCGTGATCTATTGGGGTTCGTATTCCAAAGAGGATGAAACCGGCGAGGAAGAAACCCGGCTGTTTGCCAAGGGCTATGCGGTTTTCAACGTCGAGCAAATCGACCATTTGCCGGAACGCTTCTATGAGGCCGCGCCGGTTGCTGCGACGGCCGAACGCATCAAGCTCGCCGATCAATGGGCGGTCGGGACTGGTGCCGAAATCAGACACGGCGGGTCTAAAGCGTTCTTCTCGCCCAAGTCCGATCACGTCCAAATGCCGCCTTTGGAGGCGTTCTATGAACGCGAAGCCTATTACGCGACGCTCGCCCATGAACTCACGCACTGGAGCGGGGCCAAGGCCCGCCTTGATCGCCAGTTCGGGAAGCGGTTCGGCGATAAGGCGTATGCGTTTGAGGAATTGGTGGCCGAAATGGGCGCCGCCTTCGCCATGGCTCGACTTGGGATAGCCGTTGAGCCTCGCGAGGATCACGCCAGCTATCTCGCGTCATGGCTCAAGGTTCTGAAATCCGACAAGCGCGCCATCTTCACGGCGGCGAGCAAGGCTCAAGCCGCTTGTGACTTCCTCTTTGACCTCGCCGACAAGGCCCCAAAACAGGCCGTAGAGCGGCCTTGGATGGCCGATGGCGTCATCTATCTGCCCGACCTGTCGGGAGGCTCCAGCGCGCCGGAAATCGAGTCCCACGGCGACGATGACGACACAGACCCGACGCCGCCCGTCGCGCCGAAACGTCCGCCTGTCTCTACCCATGTCGCGGCCGGGTTCCTGTCCAAGCTGACGGCGGTTGCAGGGGGAGGCATTAGTGCCTCCCGCCCATTCCATCCGCGCCGTGATCCGTCGCTTTGTGAGTTCTTGAGCATCCGGGGCATCTGCGACGACGGCGGCGAGCTACAGGCCCGCGACCTCGACCGCTGGCATAGGGAGGCGCCTTTCCGTCGCAAGCTTGTGCGGGCCGATGGCGTGTCGCTGGAGACCGCTGCACGTCAGGCATGGGAGGCAGGGTATTTCGATGATGTCGCGGTTCCGGCTTGGGATAGCAGCGACAACATGCACCCGGTGACGGAAGCGATGTTGCTGGCGGCTCTGGAGCGGGAGCTACGCGCCGACTATCAGCACCTTTGGGCCGATCATGATGCGGAGTTCTTTGCGTGAGCCTCAAGGTCAATTTCATCCTCGTGGCGACTGATGACGGCTCCGGCCGGTATCGGGCGGCGTATGCTGACAGCATGTCCGAGATCGAGGCCATGCTGACGGGCGTCCTGAACGATGTGACCTTCGAACGCCATCTGGTTGACGAGGAAAATCTGTCCGCTTCCGTCAGCACGATCCGCGATGTGAACATGCTCCGGGTCGCGGCATCCGACTTGATCCGTGCAGAGTCGTGGCAGGTGCAAGGTGCTGATGGCCGTTGGATCAGACATCGCACGGACGGGCCAGCCGTGATCGGCTGCGTCAGCAGCTATCAGAAACCGGAAAGCCGCTACTTCCTATGGGGCATCAACGTCGAGCCGGAATGGCATCGGAAATTGGTCGAGGACGGCACGGCTGAAAGCGAAGAGAAAACGCGGGCGTGGTTCGATGCGAGATACTACGAATGATCGCCCTGACCCTCTTTGACAGGCGATACGGCCATCCGGGCTAAATACGTCTGTTCCGCTTTCGCAGCTTGTTCGCGGAACTCTCCGAGTAGAAGTGACATTGAACCCGCCGAGCTAACCGCTCCGGCGGGTTCTCTCGTGTTGAAGTATCGACTTCACGGGTAAGCTCGCGTCTATGACGCTTCGCAAGACGTGTGTCAGTTATGTGAAGAAATTCCCCCACGAAACGGGACGCCGTATTAAGAACCTAATAGGGCGTCCCGTTTCATGGGGGAATTTTTCGGACCAATTCGACCCAATTCGACCCCTCACTTCTCACACGTCGAAAGAAATGGCGCCCGAATTGGCCTCGCGGTATAAGTAAGGAAGTGGCGGGCACGTCGGGAGTAGCTACCCGATGGAGTCAGTCAGGTCGTTCGGCCCGCCACACATAACCTTGGCCTGACATCCGAACGACAAATGACTGATCCCTACTCGGACCTGTGGTCCACCTACTACGCAAGGCGCCTCTCTGCCCGTGAACTGCGCCAGTTCACCGAAGCCAGCTTGAAGCCGCAGCGCACCTTCCTCGACACCATCATCCGCCCGTCCGCCTACCGGCCTGACCTTGGCGCCTACATGTCCGTCAGCCACACGAAGAACCTGACCGGACGCGATCACAGCATCGTCTGCGATCTTCCAGACGACGAGTGGCAGTATCAGTCCCTGTTCACCAACGTCCTGACCATCGCGACGGTGAACGATCCGAATTACAATCACCCGATGCTCCGCACGGCTCTGGGGCCGCACTACATTTTCACGTTCGAGTTCGATTCCGACCTGACGTTCTTTCGCCAGCAGTTGGGATGGCTCCGCACGCCCAAGCATCCGCTCGACAGTCCAATCGGACAGTTCGTCGCCCACCTTCGCGCGACCTATGCCGATTTCGTCGGCCTGAACGTCACCTACAGCGGCAACAAGAGCCTTCACTATCACTTCGCCTTCTCGACCCACATCGTGGCCCAGCGGGCGCCGGAGCGGCCTTCCCTGCGCTACGGTTTCCAGAAGGCTTGGGACGCTCTGGCCCAAGAGTTCCAAGGCTTCGCCGCTCTGGCCGTCCCAGCGTCGGAAAGCCCTGACAGCACCCTTCGTCAGCCTGAATGGTATCGACGCCTCCCGCTCGGAACCCGCCTGATCGACAAGGCCCACGCCTTCGATGTTCCCGAAGGTCATCCGGTCCCGCAACTTGTGCTTTGGGAGCATGTTCGCAGCCAGTCCGGGCGCGGCGCCGTGGCCAGCATCTTCAACCCGGCCGACTTCACCCGCACCGACATTCCGACGACGGCTCGCCGGGGCAAGGCGGCGTCGCTGGACTTTCTGCCGGGGACGCCGGAGGCGGATCATTGCGCCGACCGTCTGCGCGAGTTCTACCCGGACTATCCGTCGTTCGCGGGCTTCGTGGTGGAACGCGGCGAGCTTCGTGCACAGTTCTACAACGGGCCGGGCGACAAGCGGCCTTCGTCCTACATGGCCGAGGGGTTCGCCTCGATCATGATCCAAGGGTCTTTCCTTGGGCCAAAGCCGCCGCGTCTGCCGAAGCCTCTCGGGGAAATGCTGGCGATCTGGAGCGAGGACTATCGCCAGCGTCACCTTGCGCCGGGCGGGCGCGAGCGCACCGATCTTGAACAACGGTTCGCCGAGGCTGCGACCGACCGTGACGCCGCCATCGCGGCGATGGGGACGGTGCTGGACAGCCTCGTGATGGATGACCGGCCCTGTCATTTCCTGTCGGCGCCGGAGGGGATTTCGAAGTCTCGCACCCTGATCGCCAACACGCCCAGCTACCTCAAGCGTTTTGAGAACGCGGGGGAAACCGGGCTGATGATGTTCGCCTTCTCTACCTACAAGCTGGCGACCGAGAAGGCCGACGAGTTCAACGCCGCGCACCCGTTCCCGCGTTTCGGCAAACGGTTCAGAGCCGTGGTGTTGAAGAGTTGGAGCCGGAACTACGCCGAGGCTTGTGAGGCCCTTGGCGTCGCGGAGATCACCTTGGAGCGGGCCTTGGAGCTTGGCTCGCCTTCGATCCTGCAAGCCGTTCGTGTGCATCAGCCGGAGGTCATGGACAGCATCGCGGCGAGCTTCCGCGCGCTGCGCCGGTCGTATGCCGGGGCCGTGCCGATCCTTTTCACGGTGCACGACGTGGCCCACGAGTGGGTCAAGGACAGTGCGTCGCGTCTGATGTTGTCGCCCGCGTTCTGGGACACGACGCTGGACCCCAAGGCCCAGCGTCAGCGGGCGCGGGAAGAAACCGCTCTGGCCATCCTGATCCACGACGAAGTGTCCAAGGACAACCTCGTCAGGATCGACACGGCCGAGGCGTGTCAGTGGGTGGAAGACCTCGCGGCCATGCCGCACCCGCAGGGCGGGCGAAAGAAGCTCTGGCCCAAGGGGGCGCCGCTGACGCGACTGCTGGAAGGCTATGGCCTGTTCGCCAAGCTGAACCCGGCGCCGGAGGGGATGACGTTTGAGGATGCGGTCGCGATCCGTGATGTTCCGGCGAACGGTTGGGATCGCGTGACCGGCAAGGACAGCGGCGAATACGGCGCCTATTCGGCGGCGAACAATCCCGAATGGCGCGACATCTATGGCGAGGCGGCGGGCCGAGACTGGCGCCTCCACGTCAAGGCGTGGCCGACGACATCGGCCGCCAAGGTTCTGATCCTGACCACGGAGGCCGTGCCGACCGCGATCATCCGCAAGATCGGCAAACCTTGGACGGTGACGGAGTTGGACACGCCGCAGATTGCGCCCGACGTGACCGACGTGCGGCCAAGCCGCGACGTGATCGCCCGCAACCTGCACGGTCTCGTGCGTGAGGCGCGGGCGGATCATTTGCAGGAGACGGGCCGACCGCTGCTCGGGATCGGCAACAAGATGTCCGACCTCGTGCAGACCCAGACGCACCATACGGCCAAAGGTTCGAACGGCTACATCGGCAAGGACATCGTGCAGACCATGGCCCTGTTGCCGCCGGAGGAATACGCGCGGCTGGAAGCCTTGAACGCATGGTGCGAGCGCGACGACCTGATCCGGCTGCATCATCTCGACCAGTTCAACCAGACGGCCGGGCGCAACCTTGGCTTCCGGGCGCCGAGGTCAGGACCGAAGCCCGCGCACATCGTCCTGATTAACCGGCGCCTGTTCGAGGCCCTGACCCCGCTGTTGAAGTTCGCCCGCTACGAGATGCGGGAGCGCGTGAGCCAGCGTGTGCAGAAGGCGGGGAAGATGGGGACCAAAGCCGCCGTGGCGATGCGCCCGGCGATGACAGGAAAAGAAAGGCTGGCTGCTATCCGGCAAGCATTGGCGGCCTAAAGCCGCCAAATCGGGCCTCCGAGCTAAATAAGTTTGTCACAACAACTTACCTCGGAGGCCCATTATGGACCCTACCTCGTTCGACATGGACGCGATGCTCGCGGACATCTTCGAAGAAGCTCTGTCACCACAGAATCTAACCGACGCTGCGCGCGAAGGCGATATTAAAGGTGAAGAGTAATGTTCCACTACGACGGAAAACCAATCACGCCTGAAAAGGCGGCTCGTATCCTCGCGAAGCGTCGCGCTGAATGGGATCGCGAGCGTATGGCTCGCAGCCTGACCGACAGTGACGTGAAGGCGAAAGCTCTCGTCCACATCATGTTCACCTGTCTGGCGATGGGCGCCATTCTTGGCGGCATCGGCATGATCGTCCTTGAGGCGGTGGTGAAATGA